TTCTTTTGTATATCTAACGCATCTATAAGTTCCACATAGACTACGTCATAAACATGAGTTTCTGTACCAGGTACTTTGGCTTGTGCTACCTTAACATCCCCGAATTGGAACCTCTTTTTCTTATTATTAATGCCCATAGCACCTATATATGCTCGTGCTTGTTTAGTTTCAATTCCTCCATATATTAATGCCCTGAAATCTCTTCTGATACCAAAACTAGGATCATTTATTCTATAGATACAATTTCTAGTAAACACTGTTTCATCATTGATGAAATTTTCATATAATGATCTTTTACTCGTTTCAGGTGTGGGCTTAAATGGATCTAAGAATGAAGTAATAAAAATATTACTATATAATCTGTCATTAGGAGTATTAACAAATATTTCGAATTCTTTATCAATGGCACTGTAATGTACTTGGTCTTGGGCACGAATAATAAATTTGTAACGTCTATCTATGATTGTTTCGCCGCCATCCATAGTCAATCTATTACCGTCGAAGGTTGTAATTCCTTTTATTGTGTCGCCGTTACCATATTGTTGCACTCGACCAATTATTTCTCCTCTTTGATCTAGGGTTAATCCAGGGGGTAACTCGCCACTGACTAATTGATAAATTATATTTGCATCGGCTAATGTACTAGTAGCTTGAACTTTTAATGTGCTTACGTAATTAGCATCAATCATGCCTAAATATTCTGGACTAATCCATGACATTGTACTATTAACATCACCTAAAATTTTAATAGTAAATGTTCTTTTGCTAGGGGATGCTTCGCCTTTTTTACCATATCTTGTGGCAGTAATGGTGAAATTATAAATCTTAAGAATAGCAGACTGATATGGAACAAGACCAAACAATTCTCCATTGATGGGGTCTAATCTCATACCTGGTGGTAAGGTACTAAGAGTGTTATCAGGATTATTTTCGTCCAGTGTATATGAGACTGTGCCTATTTCTAATGCCTCATAAATGTTTAATTTAATTATGCTATAATTATTAGATCTAATAATGCCTAAATCTGGTTTAGTATACCATATAGGTGCTCTTACTCCACTACCAGCAGCAGTATACGTACCGTTGCCTGCACTCATTATGGTATTGTCGGCACGTAGAAAATCGTCGCCTATTACATAAATTCTAAATTTTCTTCTAACTATATTGTCACCATCACTAACAGTGACAATGAATTCATAATTTCTGTTTAATTTTTTAGGTCCTATCGATGGCAATGAATAATCATAATTTATGCTGTCAAATTTAAAACTATCAAACCCGTTATCAGGCTTTAGACCATAGTCAAAACCGTGTATGTCATAGTTATTTTTATCAAAGTTACCATTTCTTTGGCTTAATGGTATGGCCAATAAAGGTTCGATGAAGCCAGTTATACGACCAAGTTCGTCTATTTTTAAGCCGGGTGGTAAAGAGCCATCACCGCTGCTAATAAAAAATTTTAATTTTTCACCAGCAGCTACGTCAAAATCCACTGCGGTTATTTGAAAATCTACAGGACTAGAATCTAATATAAAATATGTACTATTTGGTCCAATAGGTAACAATCCCGGGGGATCTATAATTACGGGTACGTTAGATCCTTGAATAGTAATTTTATAAGTTCTATCAGCAAAATCGTTTGCTGAAGTGGCTCTTATACAAAATTCAAAAACAGTATCTTTGGTTACTTCAAGTGGAACGCCTATTAAATTATAATCTTTTAAACGTAACCCAGGAGGAATTCGGCCAGAAATTACTTGAAAATTTACACCAGTGGGGTTAGTAATAGGCAAAGGAACATCAAGGGTAGTTCTTTCTTGATAGGTTCCTAAGTTAAACCCAGATTTTTCTGTCCAAATTTCCAGCATAATATTATCCTATAGTTATATTTATAGGATTTTGGTTAGCTGTTTTTATCCCTTATTATAGGCATTATTTCGTTGCTACCACCATAAGGCTGAGCTGATCCAGGCATGATGCCTAATTTTAGTCGATGTTTCTTGGCCACTAAGGGAAAACTTAATTGATCTCTGCTACTGTGTTTACAGATAAATTCCCACCAAGTTAGTAAGGCTGCTTGTACTTTGGGAGTATTAGCATAGGCTAAACTGGTTAATTCATAGAGACCAGCGTTTCTGGGCCAGTTAGTACGATTAAAATAATCCAATGTACTGGATAATGAATCGCCGGTGTCAAAATTTATTCGACCAAGTAGGTCTATTTCGTCATAGACACAATTTCTTATAGCATGTTTCCATACAGCCATGTCGTTATTTTTAAGATAAGTGTTGATCAACTCTTCTGGGTCCATCTGCAATTCACAATGATGGTCGTGCCAAAGATAATAGTCGTAACCAGGAACCATTAAAAATCCTAATACCTTGGCCAATTTAGCATTGCGTCTAGGATAGTAGAATGAATCTAAACTAAAGTCTAATAAAGGTCTTTGTTGCCAAACTTTACAGTTGTGTTCACGATCAACAAAGGCATAATAATCAACGTTGGGGTAACCGCCATTCGCGGGATCTTGAATACTGGCCCCGCTTAATCCGCTAACGCCAGTTATAACAGCAATTTTCATAGTTATTCGGCAAAGCCTCCATCGATAACTACTCCTTCGTCTAAATTAAAAATAGTAGCAGCACCGCCACCATCTACTCCCGTTATACTGGCATCAACTGTTCCTGATGTCCATTCTGTACCATTCCAGACTAAGCTTTGCCCAGCTACTATATTTTCTGGAATAACTACATCATTTAATTCATCTAAATTATGATTACTAATATCACTGATTTGACCGATAAATTGGTCAGCAGTTACAGTACCAGTTACTACAACCTGTCCGGCTTGAATTGAAATTGTGCCACTGCTTTTTAAATTAAATCCATTTAAGTCAAGATCTCCACCTAATTTTGGTTCTGTATCTTCACTGAGTTTGCCAGGAAAATTAGTGTTAATGTTGCCAAAATTAAGATTAACCTTGGCAAAAGCAGTACGTAGGTCATCGCCTGTGCCATCATTGGCATAGTCGCCTAGGTTAATTGTTTGTAATGATAATTGAGTCATATAATATATTTAACCTGATCTAATTTAGACTCTTTTAATTCTTGACCTAGGCCACATTTGCCCAGTATTTGGTCTAAGTTTGGTATTTTGTTTGGGATATACATTGCCATTAATTTTTCTTTCTAGTTGGCAAAATAGATATCGATTTGGAGCACCGCCTAATGAATAGTAACTACCTTGATATTGTTCAGAGTTGCCGGCATCTGTTAGTTGATTAGATTTACTAAATGTTGAATTTAAAAATTCTATTGCTTGACTTTGAGTTAAATCAGGGTAGACTTCCAATAGACAGGCTAATATTCCTGTGACCTGTGGTGCAGCCATGCTAGTTCCACTCATTAAAACTTTATAGTAACTTGAATTTCTTGAATCTCTTACACCGCTGCTAGTAAGATTAGCACTGCTGGCTATGTTACTTCCTGGAGCAAAAATATCTATTCTAGGACCTAGATTACTGAAATTTGATTTTCTTCCGGCTACAGTAGTATCAACAGAACCTACACATATACAACCTTCCGCAACGCTTATACCGCCTCTTCTTGGATAATAAGTAGTACCATTAGACATGACTACATAATCATTATAGTGATCAGCAGGATTTGTTGAATAATTATTCATTATAGAATATTCATTACCGGCAGCAACAACTATGATGACTCCAATGTTGATTAGGTCTATGATATCGGCTTCAAATGGTTCATAGCGAGTGGGAAAATATAAACCCCAGTTTCCGTTAATTTGCCCAACAAACATGCCGGTTCCGGTAATAGCACCACCAGTTTTACTACTAGGATAGGCAAAATCTATTGCATTCCAAGTGGTAGTATTATAAACGGTTCCGGCATATCTCATAGAAGTAATAGCACCGGCTACACTAGTTGTTGCACCAAGCACTGCTTGAGTCGGGCTTATGCCTAAACTCATATTAACAATAGTAGGGTTTTTCCTTCCAGTAGTAGGGTTAACAGCTTTGTTGAGATGAAACTCTTTTACATAGTTAAGTATATTATTGGCGTTCGGTGCTGGACTATTTCCACTAGTGCTGTAAGGATTGATGCAATATATGTTAGCATCCCTGGCCCAACCACAAGTATTGCCTGCTGCTATGCCTGCTACATTTGCTCCGTGGTCGCCTGAAGGACTAGTCGAATAAGTATAGGTACCTGCTGCTCCGCCAGTAACAGCTGGGTTATGTTGAAACCAATTATACTCTACAATTCTACTTCCGCCGGTGCCATTTATGTTAACGGCTGCTTCTGGATGAGCAGTTTTGAGGTGATCGTCTACAATAATCACATCCACATTCTTACCAGATGCTGTGGTTGTAACAGTGCCAGAAACCGAACTAGGAACAAGTATGCCGCCGTCAGTACCCCAATTGCCGTCGTCGGCACCATCAGTGCATCTTTTTAAACCCCAATTCAAACTAGCACTGACTATGCTTGAACTTTTACTCCAACCACTGGAGGTTTGTACCCAATGTGGTACTAATTTTAATCCAGCTTCTTCTAAAGTTAATGTTACAGCCATTACTCTAGGATCGTTTTTAACTTGTTCTGCTTCTTCTGCTGTGAGTTTATAACTGGTATTTCTGCTATTCGGTAGACGTTGTTCTACTGGAATTTCACGATCTGGAATATGTTCAGGTCCTCCCAAATTTTCCATATCCTGATAAAATTTATCGAGATCGTCATACTCGTGCAGAGTGATTACATATTCCTGTCTTCCATGTTCATCAGGTTGTTTGGGTTCGTCTGGAAGTATATGATTCGGTATGTCTAATATAGATAATTCTTCCATTATGCTTCAATCTGTTGTAAGGTAAGTGTTACAGTAATAGCAGCAGCACTTCCACTATTATTGGTTACTCTGACATAAATTGTGTCTGCTACTGGATTATCGTTGTTAAATCCTACAACTGCTGGAGTAATTAGTTGTGTTTGAGCACCAGTAGTAACTACTTCAGCAATTACTCCAGCACCGGCTAATGGATCTGAAGTTTGTGAACGGCTATTGTCGCTAGTTCTGCTGGCACTATCTGCATATAATCTAACCCAAGCAGCAGCTGAAGTTTGAACTTTGTATAATAGATAGCCTTTGAATCCTGTAATACTTAGATCAGCACTGGCTCCGCTGGCTATCGAGCTTGTGGTAGCATTGGCAGTAGTACGTGAACCTAGTCCTGTGCCACCGCCGCCACCTGAACCTGCTGTTCCCTGAGCACCTTGGCTTCCAGATCCATTAGCTCCTTGTGCTCCTTGATTACCAAAAGCACCTTGGGCAGATTGTGTACCTTGAATACCCTGACCACCTATAGTGCCCTGAATACCTATAGTGCCTTGAGCACCTTGAATGCCTTGAGTACCTTGACGACCTTGTGCTCCTTCGCTTCCTCCGGCACCTTGAGCAGCCTGTGTACCCTGAATACCTTGGCGACCTTGTGTACCCTGACTACCTTGAGCAGCTTGTGTACCCTGAATACCTTGACGTCCTTGTGGACCCTGTGTGCCCTGAGTACCTTGGCGTCCTTGTGGACCTTGTGATCCGGCCGCTGCTTGTGTACCCTGTCGACCTTGTACGCCTTGCACACCTTGACGACCAGTAATTCCTTGTATGCCTTGTGTACCTTGGCGACCTTGTATACCTTGAATATCTGCCATGAATTTTTCCTGTTTTTATATTTATACAAAATTTCTAAAGTAAATAGTCCATGAAGGCAGATAAAGAATTTTGGACTGGGCTAATATGGCCCGCAGCACCTAACATAGATGATTATAAGATATTTGCCAGTTATTCTAAGGGCAAAGTATTGTTGTTAGGTAGTACAAAAATGTTGTTGCCCTTATGCACAGAAGCATGGGATTTAGATCCAGTCTACGATCATCCAAAAATATTGGTACGAGATTGGTTTAGTTTAGACAGCCATTGGGATACCATCATTGTAGACGGTGCCTTAGCTCTGGGCAAGGAATACTGCAAAACATTATTGCCCATAGTTCTAGAACATTGTGATCGTTTTGTTGCCCGTGCTTTTCTGAATCCCAATTGGCCTACAAAATATGCCATATATTTTCCCAGAGCAGAGGAACTAACGCCAATGCCATTAGAGCATCCTATTAACAACATTTACACATTTTATATATGGAACAACAAATAATATTAGCCATGTACTCGGGCGGGCTTGATAGTCTAGGTATGGTTTATAAACTACTAACAGAGTCTGAATATAAAGGTTATGTTATACACATTCATCATGTGCATCAACGTAATGTAGAAAATAGACATCGTGCTGAAGCTATCACGGTTGAGATGGCATTGAAAGAACTAGAACGATTGGGGTTTAGTTTTGTCTATAGTGAAAGCGAAATAACCACACAACCTTACAACGGCCAATTCATGTATGACACAGACAGCATCAATTTCTTTGCTGGTTATATTTGCAGTACTAATACTAACATTGTAAAAGTTGCCATGGGTATGCAGGCCAACGACCACAATCATAGTTTAGAAGAACGTAGAATTCGTGCTAATAAAATATTATCAGCGTTTACTGCTGCGGAGAAGATATTTCCTGTATTAGATATGAGTAAGCGTGAAATATATGATAGTTTACCTGACTCGCTTAAAAATATGTTTTGGAGTTGTCGTCGTCCAGTATACACGGAAAAAAGTATCGCACCTTGTTTAAAGTGCGATACCTGTGTTAAGTTGAGGGAACAGGGTATTCGTTAAGCTATTATAGTTTAGTGTATCCCCAATTAACTACCTGGGTTGTTCCACTATTGTTAGTAATGCCAAATGTAAACACATTGGCAGTGGTGGTAGACAACGTTGCAGTGCTGATGGTGTTAGGGGTTCCAATAATCTGAGTAGGTATTGCATCAAGCACTAGCGCATTGCCATCTATATAATACCAACCATAACTAGTGCCTACAACTGGCACATTGTTATTGCTCAGAACCACTGTGGCTGTATAGGTCACAATGCCATTAGGAATATTACCATTAACCCATATTGAGTAAGTACCAGGGCCTGGTAGTGTAAGACTTACGGTATTGGCATCAACACCTAATGTCCAAGAGCCTGTAACTCTATCTGTTCCTAACACACTATTGCCACTGCTGTTTAGTATATCGCCACCTGTGGGCAATGTTAGTTTACCATCGGTGCCAAAAGCCCATGCCTTACCATTGACTTTGATATTAGTACTAACTCCAGCAGTTTCGTCTATGGCACTGCCTTGTGGCAATACCAGTGTATCCTCGCCAAATATCCAAGATGTGCTGGCAACAACGCCACTACTTCCGGGCTTAATTTTTATATTTTTGCCGCTACTGATAGTTATGTCCCGAGATAAGTCGATAGAATTACCAAGGCCTTCGCTGTCGGAGTTGAACGAAATATTACCAGGAACTTTTAGTACACCATCATCACCAAACTTCCAGTCATTGTCGCCTACTGTTAAATTAGTTGTTGCCCCACTTAATGTGCCAGTAGGAGTTGGATTGCTTGCTTGTGGTGTGCCATTGTAGACAAAAATAGTCCAGGTCACAAGGTCGGTTGATTCATAACGATCGTTACTA